GGTCTCGGCCTCGCTGTCTGCCGTGGTCATGATCTTGAGCTCGTGCACGCCCTCCGGCAGGTCGATCTTCTCGCCGGTCGTCGCGGCCGCCACCGGCTGCTCGTCATCACTGAAAACGTCCCAGTCCATTGGCTGTTCCTCTTTGGGTTCTTGTTTCTTCCGCTTCATTGCCGTCCACGAGTCATGCCACGCCATTCGCCGCAACCTCCGGCTCGATCTGCTGGTGGCGGATGCTGATCTGCTTGTCGAGTCGCGCCCGCTGTGCCGGGCTCAGATCGCCCTTGGACACGGCCTCGTCGGCCTCGTCGCCGATGATGCCGAGCTCGTCAACGGTGGTGGCCTGGTTGACGCGGTCGAGCCAGCCCAGCTTGGGCTCGACAGGAGCCGTCCCCTGTGCCGCTGTCGCGGCTTTTGCAGACGACGGCGCCGTCGTCACAGGGGCCGGAATCCCGTCCGAGAGCCACGCCGCGAGCTGCCGGCCGAGATCCTCGCCAGCCTCGCGGATGATCTGATCCTTCAGCCACGCGGCCCGCGTCTTCGTGATGATCAGCTCGTGGTCCTGCGTCACGTCGCCGACCACGGTAAACTCGTACTCAAGTCCGTCGCGCTGGACAGGCTGCAGGCCCACCTTGCGTACCTGCGTCCGGCCGTTGACCTGCTCGATCACGTGCTCCACCTTGGAGCGGAGCGTGCAGATGATGTGGAGCTTCGCCCCGAGAATGGCGTCGACGAGTTGGTTGTGGAGCGGGGTGGCGTCACGCCAGCCCGAGAAGGAGCCCCCCCCGGACCTTTTCGCGGCCTTGTCGACAAACTCAAGAATGCCGCCCTTGCCAGCCCACGCGTGGCTCAGGCTGTCGATGATCAGCACGTCGTAGCCCGCGGCCTCGGCCTGGGCGATCGCCTGGATGAACTTCTCGGCCTCGTAGCTCTCCAGCTCAAGCACGTCGAAGTCGAGGCCCCGCTCGCCGCTGTAGAGGCTGGCTGATCCACGCTCGGTGTCGATCACCGCCACGCGTCCGCCCAGCCCGTGGGCCACCCGCAGGGCCGTCATCGTCTTGCCGCTGCCCGCCGGGCCGATCAGGCCAAGACGAAGTTTTGCTGCTGCCTTTGTCGCCTTCTTGAAACTCATCTTTGCGTCCTTTGCTCTTGGTGAGAACTGCCCGCTTTGCTTCCTGCTCGGCGGGCGAATGAATTGCGTCCCTGCGTTGCCGGCTCCGCCGGCCATCCTTCCGCTCGCCTGCGTCCTGCCGGCGGGCGTTCCTTGTTCAGTGCGTGATGTCTGCCGCCGGCACAGCGAGCCAGCCGCCGCCTACGTCGATGGTCAGCCGGTCGTCGACGATCCACTCGATGCGTCCGCTCCAGCGTCGACCAGCGGTCACGCCGCTGACGAAGTCGCCCACTGCGTGCTCGTGCAGTGGCTTGCCGTAGGTGTCCTGTATGCCGGCTACCGCGGCGGCGTACTCGGCGTTGTGTGCGTCCATGCTCTGTTGTTCCTTTGTGGGCTATTTGAGAGCCAAAGCAAACACGATCGAAAGCAGGTCATGAACCGATCGTGCCAGCGTTGACTCGCTCCCGAGATCCTGGCCTACCTTGACCAGGGCAAGAGCCATCAACCAACGGTTCCAATCAACTCGATGCACGACGTCCTCCATGACGTTGGGCGGGGAAGATAATTCCCGTGTGGGATATTTGTCAACAGGGATTTTTTCGGCCGTTCTTCTTCTGAACTTTAGGCCGACTTGCGGTCGCCTGGGCGACGGCCGCAGAGCTTGCCCTGGCGGCGGAGGCCGTCGCGCTCGCGGGCGAGCTGCTGGATCTCGTCGGCATCGACGAGCATGGACCGGCTAGAGATCTTCTGGGACCAGATCTCCCCACGGTCAGCCATCAGGCGGACGTGCCGCTGGGAGCACCCGTAGATGTCGGCAGCCTCGGCCGTGCCGCACAGCTTCCGATTCGGTGGGAGTTTGACGGGCATCTTCATAGCCCCGGAGTTTAGAAACACCAGTACACAGTGCAACTTGCCTTCCGCCTTTCCCTCCCATAGGGTTGGGCAGGCGAACTACACCCCGCTGGGCTCGAACCAGCAACCTTCGGTTCCGTAGACCGATGCGCTACTGGAACCGTAGGAACCACCTACTGGAACCGTAGGGCCAACGGTGCCGAATGCCGGACTTTCCGGTTTTGCGGGGTGTTTGACAGTCCGCCCGCCGTCAGGAGGATGGCACCACTTTTCCGCCCCACGAGGGGGCGTGGCGGGCGTCAGAGGGGCTGCAGGCGGCAGCCGCTCTGGCACACCATGAAGTGCCAAGATGTACTGCAAGTCCGGGCCGGCAACGCTCTCAGCGTATGCCGCCAACTACAACCTCCTCCGCGACGTGCGGCCGGAGACCGTCCGCCAATACGGCATCACCGCCCGGCTTTTTGAGCAGTGGGCAGGCCACCCCGTGCAGCTCGTCGAGCTCGACGAGGCCAGCGTCTCGGCGTGGCTGCGGGACTACGCCGCCTCCGGGGTCGTGCCGGAGACCGTCCGGTCTAAGAAGGTCGGCATTCTCGCCCTCTGGCGGGCCGCCGCCGACGAAGGCCTCTGTGAGCCGCCCACGCGTCGTATACGGTCCGTAAAGTGCCCGTACAAGCCACCCACCTGCTGGACGTGGGAGGAGGTCTCCGCCCTCCTGACGGCCTGCCAGGGCCTCCAGCGGTGGCACAAGACGGGCCTCCGCCGGTCGGCGTGGTTCGACCTGGCTGTCCGGCTGGCGTGGGACACGGGGCTCCGCCAGGGCGACCAGTGGCGGCTCCCGGTGGCCGACATCCGGCCCGACGGGGCGGTCTCCCTGGTCCAGAGCAAAACGGGCAGGCCCGTGATCTGCCAACTGTCCCCCTCGACGGCCGAGGCCCTGCGGGTCTCGCTCGAGGTGGCCCCGCGGCAGCTCGTCACGCCCTGGCTGTCCAGCCACGAGACCTTCGACGACCAGTTCAAAAGATTGGTGACGCGTGCAGGCATCCGGCCGGGTACATGGAAGTGGCTGAGAAGGGCTTCCGCAACTGATGTGGAGATTCAGAGGCCGGGGGCCGCAACGGCCCACCTGGGGCACGTGCCGGGCTCACGCATCGCGGAAAGGTCTTACATCGACCCGGCCCAGTTCAGCCGCACCGCAACCACGCCACGCGAGCTGGCCGTCGCAGCTTTTCAATCTAGGCAAGAGGGGGGCATTCTAAGGCTGGATGAGGCCGGGTGATTGACGTATGTCAACCGGCCTCACACTCCGCCAGACACGCCGCGTAGCCGGCCAGATCGACCGGCGTGTCGCTGCTCTTGGCTGTGCCTTGATGTCGGGCCAGCTTGTCAAGGATCATGATCTGCGCCCAGTCGGCCTCGGTGAGCGGCGCCCGCAGCTTGTCTGCAAAGATCGCGTTCACGGCCGCCACTGTCTTGGCGAAGTGCTCACGGCACGGGCCGTATGTTTTTCGGCGAGCCCCGATCGTCGCCTTCGCAGTCTCGAGTAGCTGCTCCGCAGCGTTGTCAACCATGCGTGTCCTCCTGATTTCTTGAACGGCCAGCAATAGCCACGATGCTAGTGATCCGCTTGTACCAGTCCACCAGCACCCAGAAAATTTCCTTGCGGCGTATTCCGCCTGCTGCAGATCGTCGTCTGTGAGACGGTAGCCCGTCACGACGTTCGCACCCGGCCGGAAGCGATGCGGAAGTTCTCGACGTTGAACTCGCCGGCCTCGTTGACCTGGACAACGGCCGCCCCGTGGTTCCACTTGTTAAGCGGAGCGTAGGCAGGCCGCAGGTCGCACAGGCAGCCGGTCGAGAAGCAGACCGTCTCGGCCCCCATCATGTCGGGCTCGCTGTGGATGCTCGTCCTGTGCCCGTGTCCTTCGAGCACCGTGTGATGCAGGCGCATGTATGCCCCGCGGGCCTGGTTGACGGGCGAGCTGATCCCGTTGCCCTTCTCGTGCCCGTGAAGAATCGGGAGCCCGCCGGCCATGATGATCCGCTTCTCGCCCACTAGGTCGATCCCGAGCTCGTTGAGGGCCAGCCAGTTGTCCAGGCCCATGATGGGCGACGTCGAGAGCTCGGGGGCGTGCTGCCAGAGCCACTTCTCCCACCGCTCTTCGTGGTTGCCGGCCTTCGCCACGATCTTGATGTCGGGAAACTCGCCGCGGAGCCACCGCAGGAGCTGCTGCACCTGCTCGAGCTCGGCCAAGAAGTTCCGGTGTTTCGGATTCTTCTCGTGGCGGCTGATCGAATAAAAGTCGGCGAAGTCGCCGTTCAAGAGCAACGCGTCGATCTTGTGCTCGTGCAGGTGGTCGACTGCGGCCCGGAGGGCGACGTCGTCGTGATATGGGCAGTGGATGTCGGACAGGATGCCGATTTTCCCGACGGTGGCCATGTCGTAGACCGTCCACGGCACGGCCTGGCTCTTCGGCATCTCCACGCCCTGGCCAGGTGCTCGAGCTGCTCGCCGCACGCCGCGGTCCTGCCGGGCGCGCTGGGCGTCCCCTATCTGGCCGAACATCATCCGCACCCGAGACCGGGCAGCCTCAAGGGTGATCGCCCCGTTGCTCTCCTCGACCAACTTCCTGGCAATCGACCGCGCCGGGTGGTCTGGGAACCGCTTGATCAGGTCGAGGGCCAGCTCGCTGATCGTGTCAAGGCTGTCGCGGCTTCTTGGCCCGGTCTTTGCTGCTGGCACGCTCCGCCCTCCGTGGTGTCTGGTCCGCAGGCTTCTTCACGTACACATTGCCGTCGTCGTCCGGGATCAGGCAGCCCTCGACCTGGTCCTCGTCGGGCTGGCCGTAGCCGTCTGGGCTGCCGGTCCAGAACCGCTTCGCTGGCTTCTTCGCCATCGTCGCCTCCGGCTAG